TCAGTTGATATGCTCTTCCACCCAGCGTGCAACGATCAGCCCCGGTACGCTGTCATGCGCGCGCTCGGCATCCCGGTCGAGGCCGAGCCGCTTGGGCAGCTTGACCTGCGGGACCAGAAGGAAGATCGGCGCGGTGACCTGGTTGCGGCCGGTCTTCGCGCGGGACGCCACCGCCTGACCGCGCTTATTGATGCGGGCGCGGTCGGCGACGAGCAGGCTCGGGCCCCGGCGACGGTAGACGAAGCGCAGGCGCAGGCCACGGCGGCGCTCCCATTCGCCGGGGGTGAGCTTGGCGCCTCGGAGGCCCCGCCCGGCGGCCTCGGTCGGGATCGCGAGCCAGAACCCGTCTTTCGAGCGGATCAGCGGGCCGGTGTCGTGGGCGCCGACGATGACCGGGGCCTTGGACCACACGAGCGCCGCGGCGTTCAGGCTCTCGCCGGCCTTCGGGTAGGTCTGGCTCCGGATCGAGTTGGCGAGCCGTCGGCCGAGCCCCGCGCCGGTGATCTGCCCGCGCCAGGCGGTCTTGAGCCCGGTCCCGGCTTCGCGCATGGCAGCTGTGACGGCCTTCTCGCCGGCCTTCACCTCTGCCGCCATGGCGGCGACGAGGTCCGGCGTGATGTCGAGTTTCAACTTCATGCCGGGCGCAGGTCCACGGTCCAGACGAGCCGCTCGCGGTCTCGGACGGGCTCGCCCTGGATGAGAAAGGCCTCGCCGTCGATCTCGATGCGGTCGCCGGGCCGGGGCTGAGGCACCTCGGCAATGCGCAGATCCAGCCGGGTGGTTTCCGACCAGAGGCGCGCCTCGCCGAAGCCGGTCACGTCGTCCGGCCGGCGCAGGATCGCGCGGACCAGCGCGGGCGCGCCGCCCTCGGCGGTGTAGACGACGTCGCGCGCGAGATGAGCGTCCGCGAAGAGCGCGTCGAGTGCGGCGGCGAAGGCGGTCATCAGGTCCGCCGTGCGCTGCGCAGCACCTGCGGCCGGGTGCAGATCGGGAGCGGGTTGCTCTCGATCTCGAGCCGCACCCACTCGTCGCGGTCGCGATCGGGGATCATGCGCGCATAGAGCGGCAGGCCGACGGTGTTGACCGTCTCGAAGGTGTCGGCGGGGGCGTAGTAGATCTCGAAGAGCCCCTCGACGCCCTCGGGATAGAAATACGCCTTGTCGGTGGGCACGCCGAAGCCGAGGCCCCCGCGGTAGCGGCGGAAGGTGATGCCGCCGAAGCTGACCTCCTCGCCCACGCGCCCGCGCAGATCGGCGGCAGCCGCGGTGTTGAGGTAGGTCTCGCGCACCTCCTTGTGGGCCACCAGATCGGCGAAGAAGGCCGAGCCGCATTCGGCGCGCAGCTGCACCTGACCGGCAGCGAGCCCGCCCAAGGAGTCCTCGACGCTCTCGATCAGCGCCTGGCAGCGCTTGCGGAGCGCGCCCGAAGCGGGGTTCGTGTTATCGAGATCGAAGTCCACCTCCGTCGCCGGGGTGATGCCGAACTCGGTGTAATAGTCGATGACGGTCGCCCCGTCCTTCGGGTCCTTCACCATGCCCTGGATGCCGTTGAAGAGGTGGAACTCGAAGGTGGCCTCGGCGTCGTTCCTGAGCCGGCCGAGTTTGCGCGCGACCTCGGCCTGCACCTGCTGCACAGCGGTTTCCGAGCCGAAGTCGCGGATCGCCTGGATTTCCGAGGCCCAGAGCACGTCCTGCTTCTTGAACTGCCGGCACACAAACGCCCGCATCTCGCGGCGCTCGGGGATCTGGCTCTCATAGGCCGAGCCGCGTTCCGAGAACGGGATCAGCGACAGCGTGCCGTCGCGGCTCTCGATCATCACGGTGCGCGAACGTACGCCGCGACTGCCGAAGAGGTTGGCGCCCGACAGGATCGCGGGCTTGTAGGGGATGTTCTCGAGCGCGCGGGTGAGCTCGACGATGGTGAAGGCATCGCCTTCGAAGATATCCATGGTGGCCATGGGAATGCCTCCGGGTCAGAATTGCGTGGGGGTGCCCGCAATCAGCGGACGAGGATGCCCGCGGCGAGGAGCGCGGTATGGGCAGCGGCGATCTCGGGATCGCTGGGCGTGCCGGCAAAGACGAGGTCATGGCGATTGACGATGGCGGGTCCGCGAATGAGCGCGACGGCCGGCGCATCGCCGGCGCTCGCATCCGCCTTGCCCCAGAGCACGGCGACCGCGGTCTCGGTGCCGTCGACGGCGGCCGGATCGTGCGCGGCGTATTTGCCCGAGGCCGTGATCTTGCCCAGCACCGTGCCGGGCTCGAGCGTGCCAGCCGCGACGGTGACGGTCTCGCGGGTGTAGTCGCGATGGGCTTCCCAGACGAGGAAGCCGCCGGGATGCGTGCCCTCTGTCAGCGTGGTCATGGTGTCTTATCCTTTCAGCTTGAAGGTGCGGGCGATGACGTCGCCCCAGGGGCGGGTCGCGGCGCTGCGCCCGGGCTGCGGGTGATGGGGTGTGATCTCCGGCGCCGTCTCGGCGCGGGCGTCCAGCAGCGCGGCACGCACCGCGTCGAGGCTGGCGTCCTCCTCGAGGAACCGCCCGGCCATCTGCGGCTGACCCGCGAGGCGGCAGAGATCGACGACGGCCCGGGCGTGCGCGATGGCGTCGGCGCGGATGGCCGTGGGGTCCGAAGTCGGTTTGGTGGAGGCCGTCGCCGCTTCTGCACCGGTCTCATCACCACCAGGATCGTCGGCTGCGGGCTGCGGTGCGGGATCGGGCGCCGGCGCGACATCGTTGGCGTCTTCAACGACGTCGGGTCGCGTCTCAGCGCTCTCCGGCTCGACGACCTCGACCGCTTCGACCAGCTCGGGCGGCGCGTTCCGGAAGCGCGCGATGTCGAAGCTGGCGGCGATGCGCACGGGCTCCGCAAGCTGCGTGGCGAGGCCCGCCTCCAGCGCCTCGGCGGCCGAGAACCAGGTCTCCGCCGCCATCAGCGCCGCGATCTCGTCCTCGGTCTTGCCGGACCTTGCCGCGTAGCCGCGTGTCATGCCGGCGGCGATCTTGTCCAGCGTTCCGGCCATCTCGCGCATGTCCGCGGCCGTGCCCATGACGAGACCGGACGGGTCGTGGATCATCAGAAACGCGTTCTCGGGCATGACGATCGCGTCGCCCGCCATGGCGACGTAGCTCGCCGCCGAGGCCGCGATGCCGTCGATCCAGACAGTGACCGTGCCGGCATGGCGGCTCAGCGCGTTGTGAATGGCGACGGCATCGAAGACAGACCCGCCCGGGCTGTTGAGGCGCAAGTCGATGGCCGCCTCCTCGGGCAGCGCGCCGAGTTCGGCCAGGAAGCCCTTGGCCGAGACGCCATAGGCGCCGATCTCGTCATAGATCAGCACTTCCGCGCCGCCCTCGCGGGCGCGGATCGTGTACCAGCTCTTCATCATGTCACTCCTGTTCGGTCGTGCGGTCGGGGGCCGGCGCATCCTCGCCGTTGTCGCCATCCGCCCCGTTGCCCGGATCGGGCCGCGTCGCCGGGGTGGCGCGGGCGCCTTGGGTCTCGCCCGGGCTGGTGCGGTAGCGCAGGCCGAGACCCGTCGCGCGCGCGGTGTCCACCGCGTTCTCGCGGTCGACTTCCTCGACGTCGTAGCCGGTGGCCTCGACCACCTTGCGCCGCGAGGTGATGCCCGCTTCCATCGCCAGAACCTGCGCCTGGATGTCCTTCAACGGATCGACCCAGTCCCAGCGCGGCGGGATCCACTGCACCATGCGCGCGGCTGTCGGGTCTGGCAGATCCAGCCGGCCGGCGAGCCGTGCCGTCTCCAGCCAGCGTGCCCAGACCGGGCGGCAGAGCTGATGCGCGATGACGCCGTGCTGGAGCTGTTGCACCCGCCGGCGGAACTCCACGAGCTCGGCGCGCAGGCTCGAATAGTTGGCCTGGCACACGTCACCGGTGACCAGGTGATAGGGCAGCCCGAGCGAGGCCGCGACGCCGAGCAGCGTGCGGTACTGGACCCGCGCCACGCCCGAGGACCGCTGCGCCGAGAGCGCGTCGCGGCGGGCGCGGAGTTCAGACGCCGTGCTCATCGATCACCCCATGTAACTCGACCGCCGCGTCCGCCGTCGCGGCGCCGGGCGGGGCGCGGGCCTCGCTGGCGCCTCGCCGTCCGCCGCGGTCGTCTGGACCGCCAGTTGCCGTTCCAGGTCCTGCCAGCGCGCCTCGGACCATCGGTCGGTCCCCGCAATCCATGCGGCGGCGCGGGCATAGACCCGGCAGTCCAGCGCCTCATTGCGCTCGCGCAGCTTCTGCCATTCGAGCTTCGAAAACCCGCGCTTGCCCTTCACGGTGACCAGCTGCTCGGCGGTCAGCTGCCTGAGCCACTCGGCATCGGCCCAGTCCGGCACATGGACGGTGCCGGGCGGGCATGGCGCACCGGCCTCCTGGTCTTCCTTCGTCGGGCGATCCTGCCGCAGGAAGCGGTAGGTCTCCGCCTTGAAGGTCGCCGTGGCGACGGTCCACAGCCGCGCGCCGCGGCGCAGACGCTTGCCCGCAACGGTCGCGTCAACATAGGTCGGCCCCGTCACCGGGCTGGAGCGGTTGAACCCGTCGAGCCCCTTCACGGGCGCCACCTGCGCGAAGCCCACCTGCCGGGCCCAGCCATAGACCGCGCTGGTCTCGTAGCCGGTATCGATCGCGAGCCGCATGATCGTCAGGTGCTCGCCCGAGGCATGGGTCCATGTGCGCCCCAGCAGGTCGGTCAGCTGCTGCCAGCCGGCCGGATCGCCGGGCCCGCCCTCGAGCACGACATGATCGACGAGCCAGCTTTCCAGCCCGCGACCCCAGGCCCAGACGTCGACCTCGATCCGGTCCTTCTGCACGTCGGCGCCGGCGGTCAGGAACAGACCGCCCGCCGGAACGGTGCCAGGCGTCCATGCCTCGCGGCGGTCCGCCAGCCGCTGCCAGTCGGGCGCCTCGCCGGTCTCGACCCATGTCTCTCCGAGGATCGTGTTGCGGAACGCCTTGATCGCCTCGTCGGAGCCTCGGGCCGCCTCCCACGCCCGCGCGATCCGGTCCCAGCCGAGCCAGCCCACCGGCGAATAGAGCGCCGAGAGGTGATAGCCGACCGTGCCGGGATCCGCCGCTTGGGCCGTCGCGCGCCATTCGCCCGCTTCCAGCATCGCCGCCTTGTGGTGCTCGGCTAGGCCTGCGTCGCAGCCCTCGCACAAGTATTCCGCCGTCTCCGGCCGGCCCTTCTCCCAGCGCAGGCGCTCGAACTTCAGCCACTGCATGGCGCCGCAATGCGGGCACGGCACGAAGAACCGGCGCTGGTCGCTGGCCTCGAACTCCCGCTCGATGCGCGACAGCCCCCGGATCGTCGGCGTCGAGACAAGGAAGACCTTGCGTCGGTGCGCGAAGGTCAGCGAGCGTGCCTCGGCCAGCGTGACCGGGTCGCCTTCCTCGTCGGCCGAGGCCGGATAGGCGTCCACCTCGTCGAGGAAGATGTAGCGCGCAGGCGTGGACCGCAGCCCGACCGCCGAGTTCGCGCCGGTCATGATCAGGATGCCGCCCGCGAACTCCTTCGACAGCATCGTGTTGCCCGCGTCGCGCGAGCGCGCCGGCTTGATCCGTTCCCGCAGCTCCGGGCTCTCCTCGATCAGCGGATCGATCCGCTGGCGCGAGTTCCGCTTGGCCAGTTCCACCGTCGGCTGGACCGCGAGCATCGGCCCCGGCGCCTGGTGGATCGCAAACCCGATCCAGTTGTTCCCGGCCTCGGTCGCCCCGACCTGCGCGGCCTTCATGAACACGATCCGTTGCGTGGGATCGCCCGGCGACAGCCGGTCCATGATCTCGCGCATGTAGGGCGTGCGCAGCGTGCGATACTGTCCCGGCTCGGCCGAGGCGCGGGACGACAGCTTGCGGTGCCGGTCGGCCCATTCCGACACGGTCAGGTTCGGGTCGGGCCGCAGGCCCGCAAGCCACGCCCGCAGGACATCCTGCGCCCCGTCGAAGGCCAGCGCGTCCGCGTCCTCAGCGGAGATCGGGCTGGATCTCGGCGAGGTCGTCGAGCTGGGATCGGACATGTTTCTCCAGAGCCTTCTGCATCGCGGCCGGCTCCACGCCCAGATCGGCCGCCATCAGCGCGGCCACCCGGGCGGGCCAGTTGACCCAGACGTCGCGCTCCTGCCGCGCCAGGCGGAACACCAGCGCCAGCGCGCGGGCGCGGTCGATCAGCTCGCCCTTGAGCTTTTGCAGCCGGATGCGCCGCTCCTGCGCCTTCAGCACCTCGTTGGCCGTCTTGGCCTGAAGGAAGGTCGTGCCGCCGCCCGTGGCGGGCGCGGCCAAGCCCTGTTCCTTCAGCGTGTCGCCGACGGCTGACACCGCCGCCTCCGGCACGGGCTTGCGCTTCGGTTGGGGCGGCTTGCGGGTTTTCGACGGGTCCGTCGTCTGGGCGCGGCGCGCGTCGCTGGCGTCGGCGTCGATGCTCCCGTCAGCGTGCAGCACCAGGCGGCCGGCAGCCTTCGCCTTCTGGATCGCGCCGCGCGAGAGACCGACCCGGGCGGCGTACTGGCGCTCGCTCAGACCCTCCATGCCGCGCTCCGATTATCATGCGAATTCATGTGCTTATTGAGTTGATAAGCCTCTGCGCCAGAGCGAACCTGGGTCCACAAGGACGATGCAACTCACCACGGAGCCACCCCGATGACGACCCGCCTGAACCCGATCACCACGCCCCGCCACGAACTCCGCGCCGAAAAGGCCCGGCGCAATCGCGAGGCCGCGCTCGCCGCCTTTACGGCCAAGAAGGGCGAGATCGACGAGATGCTCGCCCGCTTGCAGGCGCTCAGCGGCGACCACTTCAACACCCACCCCGACGAGGTGGGCTGGGCCGATGTCGGGACGCTCGAGCATTACGCCGAACTCCTGAAGCGCATCACCGACATCGCCTTCGGCGAGGGCGAGCACGCCGAGTAGCCCGTCCGGCCCCACGCCCCCGAGAGGCCCGCCGACTGGCGGGCATCACCCGGTAGGAGGCGCCGCATGACGCGGGCCTCGAACACGGAGACCCCAGATGACCAAGCTTTCCGACACCCAGCTCGTGATCCTCGGCGCCGCTGCGCAGCGCGACGACCGCAACGTCCTGCCGCTTCCCGGCGCGCTCCGCGGCGGCGCCGCCGCCAAGGTGGTCGGCGCGCTGCTCTCCCGCGGGCTGATCGCCGAGACCACGACCGACAACCTCACCCGCGCCGACGCCCCGCTCAACCGCATCTGGCGCAACGACGAGGACGGCCGCGCCATCCTCCTGCACATCACCGACGCCGGCCTTTCCGCCATCGGCGTCGAGCCGGAAGGCGGCGAGAGCTCGCCCACGGGCGCCGACGGGGCGCCGAGCGCGGAGCCCCCGCAGGACGCTCCCGCCGAGCCCGATTCCGCACCCAAGACGCGCACGCCGCGCACGGGCACCAAGCAGGCAAAGCTGATCGAGATGCTCCGCGCCGAGGGCGGCGCGACCATCGACGAGATCGTCGCGGCCACCGGCTGGCAGCCGCACACGGTGCGCGGGGCATTCGCAGGCGCGCTCAAGAAGAAGCTGGGCCTGGCGATCACCTCCGAGAAGGAGGGTGATAGAGGGCGAGTGTATCGTATTGCCGGCTGATCCCCCGAATGCACGGGCCGTTCGGGCTTCCCCCGGGCGGCCCGTTTTGTTACACTATTTTCACTTGTTTCGATTATTACACTTGTCGTAAGCGGCTTGCGTCGCTATCTACACTGTTGCGACAAACCCGAGATGGAGGCCGAGATGGACAACACCGCGGAAGTGATTGACCTGACGCGCCGTCTTCCGACGCATGAAGAGATTGCGAGTGCGGCGGAAGCCGCGACCGCGCTTGCGAACGCGCGCGCCGAGAACGGTGCGCTGGTGATCCATGGCGAGGACGGCGAACCTGTGAGATTGGCCCCCGCCATCGCCGATCTGATGATCGATCTGCTGGGCCACGTCGCGCGCGGCGACATGGTCACGCTCGTTCCGACCGGCGCCATGCTCACAACCCAGCAAGCCGCGGACATCCTGAATGTGTCACGCCCCTATCTGAGCAAGCTGCTCAAGGAGGGCGAAATCCCGTTCATTCCGGTGGGCTCGCACCGACGCGTGATGCATGCCGATCTCATGGCTTACAAGGAACGCCGTGATGCTGCGCGGACGGCGGCGCTGGATGATCTCACACGCCTTGGACAGGAGTTCGATGCGTCTTGAAGCACGTCGCCGATCGCTTTGTCGTCATCCTCGATGCCAACGTCCTGTTTCCATTCCGGAAGCGGGACGTTCTTCTGCGCTTTTATCATGCCGGCCTGTTCCGCGCCCGGTGGACAGAACAAATTCTCGACGAGTGGACCCGGAACCTTCTGGAACAGAAGCCGCATCTCGAAGAGAGCATCCGCTCGCAGCAGCGCGCGATGCACGAACATTTCGCGGAGGCGATCGTCACGGGCCACGAGCCGCTGGTCCCGGCGCTGAACCTGCCGGATCCGGATGACCGCCACGTCCTTGCCGCCGCCATCCAATGCGGCGCGCAGCACATTGTGACCGAGAACCTGACCGACTTTCCTGCCGACATCCTCGAGCAATTCGAAATCGAAGCGATCGACGCCGACGAATTTCTCTCGCGAACGTTCGATCTCTATCCGTCAGAAGCGCTCGCCGTGCTTCGGACCTTGCGGAAGCACTACAACAACCCTCCCTTTTCGCCGCCTGAATTCATCCTCGATCTGACGGCGAAGGGCCTTCCGAAACTCGCCGCACGGGCACGCCAACATCGCGACTTTCTCTAACGTGGAACGGATCGAACCCGGATCGCCTCGAACAGCCGCCGCAGGGCGAAGGAACGCGCGAGGCTCACCACCGTGAACACCGCGCCCATCTTCAGGTTTTGCGCCAGCGTCGTGTGCAGCCCGAAGACCGGGAAGATCAGGATCTGCGTCACCACCGCGACGCCGTAGCCCACCGACACGTTGGCGACAGCCTCCACCAGCGACATCGCCCGGCTCTGCTTCATCGCGCTACCTCATCCATCGGCCAGCAGTTGAGCTGCGAGAGTTCGGAGCGCATGCGCCGCGACCAGCGGGACCACTCCGTTGCCACAGAGCCGAAGCCGGTCCACCCGGTGGGCCAGCCCATCAGCGCCTCGACGAAGGCTGGGTTCAAGGTCCGGGGCGTGTCGCAGGAACTGCCGCCAGCCGTCGGCGTCACCAGGACCTGGCGGCCAAGCAGCCCGTTCACCGGCGTGTTCGCGAGGCTCGTCGCCCCGTCCTTGTGATCCCGCGCCGTCGGCGTCATCCAGAGCCGCATCATCTCCGTCCGGTTCCCGCCGCTCGAACGTGTCCCCGAGCAGGCGCGCGGGGTCGGCCAGGTGGTTGCGCTCGCGGTGGGCGAGGATGAAGAGCCGCTCGCGCTTGTGGGGCGCACCGACTTCCGCCGCCGTGAAGAGGCCCGCCGCAAGGCGGTAGCCCAGACCGACCAGTCCTCCGGCGACTTCGGGGAAGCCGAGCTTCGCACCCGAGCGGATCGAGACCTGGCCGCTGGCCAAGCTCCAGCCCTACACGAAGAACGCGAAGGTGCATGGGCCCGATCAGGTCGCGAAGATCGCCGCCAGCATGGCCGAGTTCGGCTGGACCGTGCCGTGCCTCGTCGGCGAGGACGGCGAGTTGATCGCGGGCCACGGGCGCGTGCTGGCCGCGACGCAGCTCGGGCTGACCGAGGCGCCGGTGATCGTGCTCGGGCACCTGACCGAGGCACAGCGGCGGGCGTATCGGATTGCGGACAACAAGCTCACGGAACTCTCAAGCTGGGACGAGGCGTTGCTGTCGGCCGAGCTGCAGGACCTGCTCGCGGACGACTACGACCTGTCGCTGGTCGGCTTCTCCGACGGCGAACTCGACAAGCTGCTGGCCTTCGATCCGGACGGGGGCGCTGAAGAAGAAGGTGGCGCCGGGGGCTCCGTGCCTCCGGTGACCATCCCCGAGCCGCCGCGCAATCCTGCGTCGCGCACGGGCGATCTGTGGATCCTCGGGGACCATCGATTGCTCTGCGGTGACTCGACCAGCCGCGACGATGTACGCCACCTGATGAACGGCGAACGGGCGGTGCTGTTCGCGACCGACCCGCCGTATCTCGTCGACTACGACGGCTCGAACCACCCGACGCGCAACAAGGACTGGTCGCAGTCCTACGGCACAACCTGGGACGACAGTTCGCAGGGGGCCGAACTCTACGATGGCTTCATCGCGGCGGCCGTGGCCGAAGCGATCACCGACGATGCCGCCTGGTACTGCTGGCACGCCTCGCGCCGCCAGGCGATGCTCGAGACCTGCTGGGAGAAGGCCGGCGCCTTCGTCCACCAGCAGATCATCTGGGTGAAGGACCGCGGCGTCCTGACCCGGTCCCACTATCTCTGGAAGCACGAGCCCTGCTTCATGGGCTGGCGGCGGCCGAACCGACCGCCGAAGGTGGCGCAAGAGACGTTGCCGTCCACCTGGGAAATGCCGTCCTTTGCGAAGGACGAACGCCCCGATCACCCGACGCCGAAACCGCTCGACGCCTTCGGCATCCCGATGCGCCAGCACGTCGCTCGCGGCGGGCTCTGCTACGAGCCATTCTGCGGCTCCGGCTCGCAGATCATGGCAGGCGAGGCCAACGGTCGCCGTGTGTTCGCGATGGAGATCAGCCCGGCGTACATCGACGTCGCCATCGAGCGCTGGCAGGCGGAGACCGGGAAGGACGCGATCCTCGACGGTGACGGCCGGACTTTCGCCGCGGTGAAGGAAGAGAGGCTGGGCGACACCCCAGCCGCGGCCGAGGGGGCCCACGCGGCCTGACGACGTGGATGGCGTGGCTCTACCTTCCTCCGGCCTGTCTGCCGGAGCCGGCGACGCGTGCCTCTTCGGCCTCTCGCTCTGCTCCGGCGCCGGCGGGCTCGACCTCGGGCTGCACCTCGCGTGCCCCGGATATCGCACTGTGGGTCATGTCGAGCGGGACGCCTACGCCGCGGCCGTCCTCGTGGCGCGGATGGAAGACGCGGCCCTGGATCAGGCTGTTGTCTGGGACGACGTTGCCACCTTCGACGGCGGCCAGTGGCGCGGCGCGGTGGACATCGTCACTGCGGGCTATCCGTGCCAGCCGTTCTCCGTCGCGGGCAAGCGCAGAGGCGCGGACGACCCGCGCCACCTCTGGCCGCATGTCGCCCGGATCGTCGGCGAGATCGAGCCGCCCTTCGTGTTCCTCGAGAATGTCGCCCATCATCTCCGCCTCAGCGTCATGCGTGATCCTGTCGATGCTGTTCGCGCGGTGGCCTTCGCCGCGCTGGACTCCCGCGTCGTGGACTCCACCGGCGTGGATACCCTGGCTTCCGGCTGGACTCCGGCATCCGCGGGGTATCCACCCCGGGCGGCCAGTCAGGTGTTTGATTTTAAGCGGGTTTCAGGCAGATCGGGTGGCTTCCGGATTCCGGGTGGCTTCCCAAAAAATCGGGCCTGACGCTGGCGAAATTCCGCGCCAAGCCCGCCAGCATACGTTTCGGGCCGGAAAGGAACCGGAAAACAACGGCTTGGCGGCCTGGACCCCGGCTGGCCCCCGGAAACCAGCCCCGGTATCCACCTCGGGATTAGCGTCGGTTCGCCCGAGCGCACGACCCCGAGTATATCGATATGAATAACCTCAGAAGGTCGATCCGTCTCGCGTTCCGGTGTCTCACAAGAAATTGTCTCGGTCGCCCGAAGCAGCTTGACACTGGAGACCGCGACTGTCGCAAAACAGGCGCGGGTCACTCCGGCGTACTGTCCTCAAGCTCAGTCGGCGCACCGATCTCTTGAAGCATATCCAAGAAATCTATCCCCGAAAGCCTAATGCCAACAGCAAGGATGATCAGGATGAGGGTATTGATCGCCGTAGCTACAATTCCAAACCCAACCTGCTTCCAGAACGATGTCTGACTACCCACTTCGGTAGCCGCTTTTTCGATGCGTGCAGTGATGGCTTCTCGCTCAATGTCCGCGCGGGACTCGTCCACAGTCTGGTTTGCGAATGCGATGAGAATGTCACGCGCATCTTTCCGATAGCGCTCAAGCTGATCTTCAGTCGAAGCAACCTTGGCGAATGCTTTGTCATCATCAGGCGTAGGTGGGGCGCCGTTTGTGGCCGCAAACTCTTCAGCCCAAGCCCTCTTATGGCGCTTGTACAACGCGTATGCAGTCAGCGCCTCGATATCATCGCCTTCAGCGCCGAGAAGATCGAATACAGGATTGTCGCTCGTCAACGTTTACTATGCCGGTTGCTTGCGAGCCTTCAAGGCTTTCGCAGCTGCTTTTTTAGCAGCCACATACGCATCCCGCTTGAGGGTAACGATCTCGCTACCAGCGGGCGAGTGCCGTGTCACGAACGCTCCCGTTTTTCCGTCCCGACCGGTCGTCTGCACGCGGTAGAACTTACCAAGTTTCACAGATCCCATCGTTGCGTCCTCTCAAGAGCCTCACCCCAACATGTAGCAGTCGTTGTTCAGCTTAGCCAGCATCAATTGAGAATCTCCTACTCCTTCGTCGCCTTGCACGGGCACGCTAGTGATACAAAAGTGGATTATGGTGCTTTGTCAATGACGTATACAAGCGACCGCTTCCGCGGCACTCGCCTCCCGTTAAGCCGCCACACGATCACCGCGATCCCGTACTGCCAGCGCCGGTTCGCGGTCGCGCGGCTGATGCCCAGTTCCCAGCAGATCGGCTTCCACGGCGTCCGGTTCGCGCGCAGCCAGACGAGCCGGGCGTCGTCCCTCTCGAGCCACCGCAGCCAGAGCATGGCCTCCTCGGCCTCGGTAATCTGGCGCGGGCTCGGCCGGGGCCGGCGCATCTGCGGCTCCTGGCCAACCTGATCGGCGAAGCTGTGGAAGTACTCGGGCCAGGCGTTGAAGTAGCCCCTGGGCTTCACGGCGGGCAGCTGCGCGAAGACGTCGGCGGCCAGTTCCAGGCGGTCCTGCACCTGCGCTGTCGTCCATTCAGTCATGGCGTACCTCCCGAACCGCAGGGAGCTTGCCATAGAGTTTCTCGCCCAGTTGCCGCACGAGTTCCCGTTCCGGCCAGGTGAGACGCTGGTCGTCCAGCGAGACCGCGAGCATCCGCTGCTCGTGCCAGCCATCGCGCTTCACCTGTTCGGGATCGCGGCGGCGCCCGCCATAGCCCTTGGGCGTGTACCGCATGCCGCTCATGCCACGCCTCCCCGTGTCTCCAGCGCCCAGAGCAGGATGGCGATGGCGTCGGCCTCGTTGTCGTCGGCCGGGCTGAAGCCGCGGGCGCGGGCCGCCGCGATCATCGCCTCCTTCGGCGCGTTGCCCTTGCCGGTGGCGTGACGCTTGATCGTGCCCACCGGGACGCCCTCGTAGGGTACACCGCGCAGTTCGCACCAAGCAGTGAGCGTGGCCATCAGGCCGCCATAGACATGGGCCGCATCCGTTCCGGCGTGTCGGCGCACTTCCTCGAACCAGATCGTTGCAATCGGCCCGGACAGCCGGTCCAACTCGGTCAGCCAGTTGGTGAAGCGCAGATACCGCATGCCGCCGCCGTCAAAGCGGCCGGGCTTGAAGGACGCGGTGCCGCTGGTGATCAGCCCGTCGAAGCCGCGCAGCGCCCAGCCGGTGGTCGTGCCGAGGTCGAGGGCGAGGGTAGCAGATGCTCCGCCTGCGGGTGCGTCCGTTGATAACGGGGTCGGGAATGTCTTGGCCATCGGGGGCTCCTTTCCTGTCTGCTGCTCGATGGAGGGATGGGGACGGCGCGAGGGGCTCATCGGTCGAGCTCCCGCAGCCAATCGGGGCGCGGTGAGGCCTGTGAGCCAGTCGCGCGAGGCTCACATGGAGGCTCACACCCGCAACCCTTTGAAACGACGTCGCTTTGTGAGCCTTGTGAGGGTTGTGAGCCTTTTCCGGCATCCCCCTTCGTGCGCACGCGCGTGCACGCACGCGTAAGGGTGGAAAAAGGTTCACAAGGCTCACAAGGTTCACATTTCGGTTTGGTATCAGTGGCTTGCGCGTGTGAGCCTTCGTTTTCGAGGCTCACACCACCGGCCCGAGGCTCACACGGATCGGTGCTGCGGCGGGCCGCTCCCGAGGATCTTTCCTCCTCGGTCACCTTCAGCTGCCACTTCGTGGCGCGCCGGTACGTGCCGGCCTTCACCAGCCGGACGCGGAGATCGCCGAGGCGGAACACCCGGTCTCGCATGCGCCCGATCGACATCCCGAAGCTGGTCTTGCGCGCCTGCTCGTTGGCACCGCTCATCGGCGGGGGTGGATCGCAGAAGAGCGCGATGTCGTAGACCTCGGCGGCCGTCACCTCGGCGGTGCCAAACCTGTCCCACCAGGCGCCGATGAAGGCGTTCCAGGCGGCGCCCTCGCTGTCGGAGGCCTCCATCATCTCCTCGAGATTGCCGAGGAAGCCGGGGATGCCGGCCACCTCGAGCACGCCGCCGAGCACATGGGCCCAGCTCTCGAAGGAGCCGATGGTGCGCCCACCCCGCGGACGGCCGGCGGCGATCCATGCCTGGCAGAGCGTCAGGCAGGCCGCGACCAGCCGCGCCCGGTTGGCGCGCACCCAGCTCATCAGGTCGGGGTGGCGGAAGTCGGAGCGCTGCCACGGGCGGTCGGTGTGCGGATCGAGGCGGATGCGCGCGCAGTCGTCGCGCAGCGGCATCCGCGGCGCGCAGACCAGCGCCCGAGGCGTCGTTGTCGGCGAGGATCACGATGCGCGTGGCGGCCGGCGGCAGCTCGACCTGTTCGAGGCCGGAAGTCGAGAGGGTGGCCCAGACCGGCAGATCCGGACAGGCGGTCATGGCCGCGAGGCCGGTCTCGATCCCCTCCGACAGCGCCAGCCTGTCGCCGTCGCCGAGGGGCGCGAGCCGCACGGCGCCGCCGGCCACGCGGCCCAGCATCTTCTTCGCCTTGTCGAGCGGCGCCTTGCGGATGCTGCCGTTGGTGTCTGCCGCGAGCCACGTCCGATGCAGCCCGATGACGTCGCCATTCCGGTCGCGCACCTGGCCCACGAGGGCCGGATACCCGGTCTTCGTCTCGTAGTGCGCCAGATCGGGATGGAAGAGCAGATCGGCCTCGGCGGGGACAGCGAGGCCGCGGCCCGCGAGGTAGTCCGCAGCCGGCGTCCCCGCGAGCGGCTGGGCCGAGGAGAGAACATGCTCGATCTCTCGGGTCGCATCCCGCTTCGGCGCCGGCGGCATCGCCGGAGGACGCCGCTCGGGCGCGCCCGGGGTGACGCCGGCGATCTCCGCCGCGCGCGCGATCAGAGCATGGCCGTCGAGCCCGGTCGCCTCCTCGATCGCGCTGATCGGCCCGCCGCCGTGGTTGCCGTCGAAGTCGATCCAGTCACCCGCATGCGGACCACGCAGTGTGATGACGCAGGAGCCGGTGTTCCGCGGCGCGTCGCCCCGGATGTTGGCGAGGCGCCACTCGTCGCCGGAGCGGCGGCCGCGCGGGAAGAGGTCGGGCACCCAGTGCACGGCGGTCTCGCGCAGACGCTCGACGATCAGGTCGAGATCGTAGCGCGGCGCCTCGAGGCCAAGCGGGAGGGCGTCGTTGAGGTCAAGCAAGGATCACCAGCCCCCATTCCGCGCGGGTGATGGCTGTGTAGAGCCACCGGTTGCGATCGGCGGCCGTGCGGCCGAAGCCGTCATCCACGACGACGACCGTAGGGAACTGGCTACCCTGCGCCTTGTGGCAGGTGATCGCGTAACCCCAGCTGGTCTCGATCAGACCGCGCTTGATCTGCCATTCGCGGCGCCCGCGCTCGGGGTCGTAGGCGATGTGATCGGCATACTCGCCGCGCCAGAAGCTCTGCCGCCCGGCGATGGTCTCGCCGTCCTCGGTCTCGACCATGGCGCTGAAGGCGAAGGCGTCGTCGGGGTCCTGGCGCACGTCGCTGAGCGTCAGGAACATGCCGTTGATCAGCCCGAGATCGTGACGGTTCTTGAGGCAGATGATCTTCTCGCCGCTACCGGTCGGATAGTCGGCCTCGAACCCGGCCGCGCGCTTCATGGCGGTGTTCAGCCAGCGCCGCGTCGCATTGGTGCCGCAGAGCACCTGGCCGCCGCGCAACATCTGCGCCGGGCCGACCTCATGGCGCGACATCTTCCAGACATGGTCGTCATGCGCGCCCATCGGGATCGGCGCACCTTGCCGCGCCAGTGTCGCCAGCCGCAGGATGGCGCTGTCCTCGGCCTGCCGGTGCACTTCGGTCAGCATCACGTCGGGCGCGGCCTCGGTGAAGAAGCCGGCGCCCTTCACCGGCGGCAGCTGGCCTGGATCGCCCAGCACGAGGATCGGCTTGCCAAAGGCGAGAAGGTCGCGCCCCAGGTCCTCGCCCACCATCGATACCTCGTCGAGGACGAGGAGGTCCGCGTCTCGCAGGATCGACTGCTCGTTGATCAGGAACTTCGGCTGGTGGATGTCCTCAAGGCGCATCTCGAGCTGTGCGATCCGCGTCATGGCGAAGTCGCGCTCGGCCGGCCCCATGCGCGACATCTCGCGGCGAAGCGCCGCCAGATCATCGGTCACCCGCTCGATCTCTTCCGGCGTCGCCTCGGAAACCCGGTAGATCAGGCTGTGGATGGTCTGCGCGGGCGTGCCCTTGCGCGTCATGACGAGGGCAGCCTTGCCGGTGAAGGCGCCGAAGAGCACGCCGCCCGGCGCGCCGGGGGTCATCGGCGCCAGCCCCAGCGCCTCGATGGCCATGGCGGTGATGGTGGTCTTGCCCACGCCGGCGTATCCGAACACCCGGAACACCTGCTGCTCATGCGTGCGATGGAGATACCAGTCGCGGATGGCGGCAATGGCGCGGCTCTGCATTTCGGAGAGCGTGACGGTCATGCCCGGGCCTCCGGCCGTTCGCCGCTGAACCGCTCCACCGGAGCGTTTCCGGGACGCGGCTCACCCCAGCAGCGCGCCGAGAACGGGCAGAACCGGCAGAGGTAGAAGTCGGGACCGGTCGCGATGCGGGGCAGCAACTCGCCCGCATCCGCGGCGCGTAGCACGGCGACCGCCTTGTCGGACAGATCCTGGGCGGTCGCCGGATCGAAGGGGACGTGCTCGTGGTAGAGTTCGCAGCTGTCCTTGTTCAGCGCGGTGAAGAGCGCCGACCCGAGGCCCATATAGGCCATGTAGATCTGCATCTGCCCGAAATAGACGGGCTTGGAGAGCCGGACGCCCTTCTTCGCGGTGTCCGACCAGGAGGACGCCTTCAGCGCCTTGTGCTCCCAGAGCACCGGCCAGGCGAGGCCCACTTCCGGGCCGGCGACGATGACGCCGTCGACATGCCCGCGGATCCGGCCGCCCGCGGTCTCGAAGCCGAACTGGCCGCCGTCGCGCGTCTGGGTGCGCAGATCGAACCCGGCGAGGCCAAGGCGATAGCCGCGCGTTCGGACGGTCCGCACCAGCCCTTCGGAAGCCTCCTCCGCAATCCCGCAAGCGACGAGGGCCTTGCGCAGGTCCCGAACGATTTCTCGCGGTGTCCGCTGAAACTGCGCCTCGATCTCCTGCGCCTTGAGCAAGGGATCGCGTTGCACGGACCGTTCGACGAACATTCTGAACAGCATGAACATCTGCACGGAAAGATCGAGGCGGCGACCGTCCAGCACTACGGACTGTGCGCGTCGATGCAGGATGAGACGCACGTCGCCTGTCGAAACGCCGGCGCCGTCGAGGACCAGGCGATCGACGCCGTCCGGGCCTGACCGGACCGCGTCGGCGAGCGCCCAAACCTCGATACCGGCCTCGCGCAGCCGCAGCACAAGAGTCGGGTTCGGTTCGTTGACGAGGACCGTCACCGGCCGCGGTGCCGCCGCGGACTTCATCGCGAGGATCGCCCCTGGCGACTCCAGGCAATCGGCGTCGCCGCACAGCATAAGGACCCCATCATCAGGCCCGGGGCCGATCATCCAGACCCCGTCGAGCACGGCCGAGACGGAATCGGCGAGACCACCGCTCTCGCCAATCTGCGCGGCAAGGCGCGCGGCATCGATGCCGAAGCGCTTCAGGTCGCCAGCCTCGAGAATCACGTCCTCGGCCGCATCGTACGGGCAGCACGCATGCAGTTCGTCACCGATCTCACGGATCGGACGCGCATCGAGACTGCAATCGCAATGCGCGCAGACCGGCCAGCTGTCGGCCTTCCGATGCTCGATCAGCACCCGCGCCCGCAGAAGGCGGTCGACCTCGCGCTCGGGAAAGCGACGCAGGGCCCGACCCGAGATCGAGACCTGCGCGCCGCCTTCACTCAGCCGCGTCCACAACCAGCCCAGCATCGCGGTCCTTCTCCAGCCCGTTACGCGCAACGAGGGCGTGGATTGCCTTCTCGAACCTGGTGCGACGGAATGCCAGAGTGCCCGGCGGCTTCAGGCGAACGGTAAACCAGTAGTCGGGCGGTGTCGTCCCTGCATGTCAGTTCAAGTGTAAGAACTGCGCTTCCCACTCCATCGGAAACGGCTCAAGCACCCTTGCCAGCGTCACGTCCGGCCCCTGCCGCCCGTCCAGGATCGCCTCGACAATGTCTGGGGCAAGCAAGGTCAGCCGCAGGACGCGCGTCATGTAGGAGTGTGCGATACCCTCCCGCTCGGCCAGTTCCGCGATGGTGTTGAACTCGCCCGATTCCAGCATCTTCTTCCAACGGAAGGCGCGAGCAAGGGCCTTGACCAGCGTGTTGTCGGTTCGGCGTTGGATCGGTGCCCCCTCTGGCAACTGCACCTCCTTGCGCCCGCCGCGCTTCGCGACGCGGAAGGGCACGTGCAGAGTGATGGTCTCGGGCGCGGGTTTCAT